AAGGCTCTGGAAAGACAGATAGAGTTAAGTAAGGCTTTGTTTGGATTAGAGGGTGATGCACGTAGGGAACAAGAAGTCTATATGCAACTTAAGTTCCAGAACCAAGACGCTGACATTAAGGCTAGTGAAAAGGAACTTCGTAGTCTAGCTGAGAGGGTTGCCCTAGAGGAACAACGAACTAAGGTACTTGAGGAACAGAAGAAGGTAATTGAAGAACAGAGACAAGCACAGGAAGCCTTAGCAGATAGTATTGCTGGTAGTATGGGCGATGCCTTCATGTCTATTGTTGATGGTACTAAAAGTGTCTCTGATGCCTTTAAAGATATGGCTAGGGCTATTATTGCTGAGTTGTATCAAATCTATGTTGTCAAACAGATTACGGGCATGATTAGTTCTGTTATAAATCCTTATCTGCCTAGAGTGCCTAATGCCAATGGTAATGCCATGTACGGTGGCAACGTAATACCTTTTGCTAACGGTGGTGTCGTAGGTAGCCCAACTACCTTCCCTATGAGTGCAGGTCGTACAGGTCTAATGGGTGAAGCTGGCCCAGAAGCTATTATGCCACTTAAGCGTGGTGCCAATGGTAAGCTAGGCGTACAGGCAGAGGGTGGCGCTGGTGATGTTGTCATTCATCAGAACTTTAACTTTGCAGCTAATGGTGACGAGAGTGTTAAGAAACTCATTGCACAGGCCGCACCACAGATAGCTAATATGACTAAGAGTTCTATCATTAGTGATCGTCGCCGTGGTGGTCAGATGAAAGCAACCTTCGGGTAAAGGAAGTATAACAAATGGCACTGACGTACCCACTAAGTACACCAACTACGATAGGGATTGAGAGTATTGAGTTACGTGCAGTTAATGCTGTCGCTACCTCTCAGTCTCCTTTTACATATAAGCAGCAGGTCATTTCCCACGGTGGGCAGAAGTGGGAAGCATCCGTAAGTATTCCTTCTGTTCGTCGTGATAAGGCTGCTGAGTGGAAGGCACTACTGGTTGGACTTAAGGGTCAGGTAGGCACATTCCTATTAGGTGATCCTGACTATGCCACACCACAGGGTACTGTTAGCTCTTGCACGTTAAGTGGCACTGCTGGCGGTGACTCTGCTACTGTCGTTATGACAGGTACACTTAAGGCAGGAGACTACATTCAGCTTGGGTCAGGTTCCTCAGCTAGACTGCATCAAGTTCTCCTAGACCAAAGTGGTGATGGTACAATACAGATTTGGCCTAGCTTGAGGTCTACTTATACCAACTCTACTGTTACCTTTAATGCTCCTAAAGGTGTCTTCCGACTAAGTGAAAATATTACCTCTTGGTCTATCAATAATGCCTCTGCTTACGGAATTTCATTTGAAGCTGTAGAAGCCATAACATAAGGATGTAGTCGTGACTGACCGTAAAATATCTGAACTAACTAATATAACAGGGGCTAACCTAGCTGACGATGATGAATTTGTTGTCGTTGATACCTCCGTTGATGAAACCAAAGCTATTACCTACGGGGAACTTAAGAATTTTAATGGTACTTTGACTAGCGGTGGGCTTACTGTGGACACCAACACGCTGCACGTTGATAGTACTAATAATCGGGTTGGGATTGGCACGAGTTCGCCTAGTGCATTATTGCAAGTAGAAACTGCTGATGGAACTGCTGGTGGAGCAATTATGTATACTGCTAGTGGCGTTGCATCTGGCTATATGTCGGCTAATCCAGATGGGCTGTGTTTAGCTACAGATACAGCGGGAATAACATTTAGAACAGGTATAACTGGAGCAGACCCCACAGATACTGGCACAGAACGTATGCGTATTGATAGCAGCGGTTATGCAATCATCCCTGCTGGTGTAACTCTGGGAACATCTGCGGGTACTTATGTAGCTGCTAATACGCTAAATGACTATGAGGAGGGGACGCACCAAACTGCTGTTACAATGGGTACATCAGGTACAGTAACTTTAAGTACTTCTTTTGACCGTTTTAGTTACACAAAAATAGGAAGACTTGTAACAATCACAGGCCATCCACGCATTGCTTCTGTTTCTTCCCCTGTTGGAAGTATGAGTCTGACCCTACCCTTTGCAGCAGCAAGTGGGCAAGTAGATGAGTGCAGAACTGGTGGGGTAATGAGATATTATGATAATTCAGCGGGTTCTGGTTCGTATAATAGGCCAGTAGCTTGGTCAATTCAAGAAAACACAAGCACACTGGCTGTTGATAATATTAATACAAACGGAAATAACTTTACCCCTGCTGCAAGCGATGAGTTTTATTTTAGCATTTCCTATATCACAGCATAACACCCCAGTTGGATTACTGGGTAGTCAGTCCAACCATCACAGGAGATAAACGATGGCACTAACAGAAGAACAAGTTCAAGACAAAATCGAGATCGTGGGTGAGCATAAATTCATTCAGGTCAGAACCGCAGTAGTCATCAAGCGTGACGGTGTAGAGATCAGCCGCAGCTTCTCACGCCATGTCGTTGCACCTGATGCAGACATCACAGGTGAAAGCGCAGAGGTGCAAGCCATTTGTGCCGTCGTTCACACAGACGCAATTAAGACAGCTTATGCGGCAGAAGAAGCAACCAAAGGGGCTTAAGTTATGTCTAGAGACCTGTCTACAGTAACAATAGAGAACATTGAAAGTGATGTAGTCTACCCCTTCTTTGCTGTTGAGCTTCAGTTCGATGGAGCTAATACCCTTCGTATGTGGACAGGTCAAGGTACTCTTGTTCTTCAAGACGGTACTGAATGGGTTGGCTTAGGAAACCTCTTGAATATCTCAACTATCGAAGAGACATCAGAGATGGCTGTAAAGGGTGCTAGTATTACCCTCACTGGTATACCTTCAGAAGTCCTATCCTTGGCACTCAGTCAACCTTATCAGGGTCGTGTGTGTAACATCTACTTTGGTACATTTTCTGCTGGTGGTGCTATCCTACAAGAAGGCGGTTCATACATCCTCTTGCAAGATGGATCAAAGATTAACATTCAAGATGGATCTGCTGGGTTTAATTCAATCTTCTCAGGCTACATGGATCAGATGAATATCCAAGAGGATGCTGATACCTCTACTATAGAACTCCTAGTGGAAAATAAACTTATTGACCTTGAAAGGGCTAGGGTTGCCCGTTTTACATCAGGTTACCAGAAATCCATATACCCTAATGATACAGGTTTAGATTTCATAGAAGACATGCAGGATAAAGATACACCGTGGGGCCGTGCTAGTGCTTAAGTATCAGCAAGAGTTTTTAAACCAAGTTGAGGATGACTCTAAGTACTTATTAGAGTTACACTGGAATGAGGTAGCACTAAACAAAGATCACATTAAGTTAAACCCCGATTGGGAATCTTACTACGAATTAGAACAAAGGGGAAAACTTCGGGTATTTACAGCCCGAAATAGAGGCACATTGGTGGGATACTTCGTGGTTATTGTAAACAGTAATCTTCATTATAAAGATCACCTATTTGCGGCTAACGACATAATATACCTACACAAGGACTACCGTAAAGGCTTCACAGGGATTAAGCTGATTAAGTTTGCAGAAGAATGTCTTAAAGAAGATGGTGTCTCGGTTTTAGCAATTAATACTAAAGTACATCAACCCTTTGATGTAGTACTTGAGAGGCTTAATTTTAGTATGGTTGAACGTGTGTATTCTAAATACCTTGGGGGTAAATAATTATGGCTGCGACCGCACTTTTAGCGTTGGCAAGTTCAGCACAGATTACCTTTTCTGTGTATGCAGGGTTTGGATTAGCGTTCTCAGCAAGTGCCTTTGCCCTAAATGTTGGCCTTGGTCTAGCCCTAAACGCACTTACCCCCAAGCCTAAACTTAGTGGTGCTAATCGTGGCTATCAGGTAAACTCTAGGGGTTCAGCATTAGACCATCAGATTATATACGGTAAGATGCGTGTTGGTGGGGCTATAGTGTATGACGAGGCTACAGGTACTAACAATAAATTCTTCCACCGTATTATTGCTGTAGCTGGTCATGAAGTTGAATCCTTTGACCGTATATATATCAACGATAGTTACATAGACTTTGCCGACATAGAATCAGATGGGAATATCCCTACCGTAGTGGATTCTGATGGTAGTACTTCTGATCGTTATGATGGCAAGCTAAGCATTCAGTTTGCATATGGCACTTCTGATCAACCTGCTAACAGTGATCTTCTTAGTGAATCTGCACATTGGACAGCCGAAAGTAAGTTGTCAGGCATTGCCTATATGTATGTGCGACTAGAGTTTGATGCTGACGTATACCCTAATGGTATGCCTTTATTTACAGCAGAAGTGAAAGGTAAGAAGCTCTACAACCCTGCCACAGATACTACAGTGTGGTCTGATAACCCTGCCCTGTGTCTACGGGACTACCTAACTAACTCTTACGGTCTCTCTGAGCTACCAGCTAATGTCGATGATACTTTGGTTAACTCTGCTGTCACTGTGTGTAACCAGACTAACACAGGCGCTGGCACTACTCGGTACACTTGTAATGGTGCTTTCGCTACTAGCCTAACCCCCTACGACATTATTAATGACCTGCTCACTTCTATGGGTGGTTCCCTTTGGTACTCCCAAGGTAAGTGGCGTATGAAACCAGCTTATTGGACTACCCCTGTGATGGACTTGAATGAGGACGATCTTCGTTCAGGTATTAGCGTTGCTACACGTCATTCTCGTAGAGATAATTTTAACGTAGTTAAGGGGACATTTCGAGGTGAAGAAAGTAACTGGCAGACAACGGACTATCCGCAAGTAGACAGTGCAGACTTCCTTGCTACGGATAACGGTAAAGAGTCTGTAGCTGATGTAGACCTGCCGTTTACTGACAACTCTATTGAAGCTCGTCGCATAGCCAGGATTTCCTTAGAGAGCAACCGACAACAACTTACTGTCAACGCAGCCTTTGGCCTTAGAACTTTAGGATTACAGGTTGGAGACAATGTAAGACTTACTAACACTAGGTTTGGTTGGACTAACAAAGAGTTTCAAGTAGTATCTTGGTCGTTTGGTCTTACAGAGGGACTTGATCTACAAGTCAACATGATCCTGAGAGAAACTGCTGAATCTGTGTATGATGAGTTCGATGATGGTATCGTTTACGAAAGGGATAACACTACTTTGCTGTCTCCCTTTGATGCACCAAGTGTAGGTCTTTCTGCTATAGGGGCTGCTCAAGTTAGTAACCAGAAAGTATCCAACATTGCTATTGCAACTGTAACGTCTGGCCGACCTGAAGCTGTTGATTACGTAGAGGTTGAATATAAACTATCTAGTGACACTACCTTTTCAGTATTTGGTCAGGGTCAGCTAGGGGAGTTTAGGGTAAGAGACCTAGAGGTAGGAGACTATGATTTTAGAGCGAGGTCTGTAAACACTTTTGGTATTAAAGGTGAATGGGAGTACCTTGTTAATGTAGAGATTAACGCCTTTATAGGAGACCCCTCTGACGTTTCCGGACTTACAAGAGAACTTTCTGGTGGAACCCTGTTCTTGTCGTGGACGCCTATCCCTGACCCTGACTTAAGCCACTATCAAATTAAGCACAACTCTAATACAACGGGTGCTACTTGGTCTAACTCTACAACTATTATTGAGAAGATTGCACGACCTGCAACGTCAGCCTCTGTTCCTATTAGGTCTGGTACGTTCCTTATTAGGGCATATGACAAAGAGGGGAACTTTAGTGTTAACCCAACTACATTTGTTCTAAACCCCTCTGAATTACCTCAACTTGGTGTAACTATAACAGAGACAGAAAACCCATCATTCTCTGGCAGTAAGACTAACACTATTGTGTCGTCTGGCAACCTTGAGATTGACAACACATCTGCTGCTGAACCCACTGGAGACTACTTATTTAATAACTATATTGACACCAGTTCTTCACGAAACGCACGGATCACAGGTTCACGCACATTCACTCGCTCTTACGATAATGGCACCCTGTTGTGGGACGAGATACCTGAGAACTGGGATACTTGGCCGGACAACTGGGATACTTGGACCGACGAGGGTGCAAATTTTGGTGATGTGTCTGTGCAAGTATTTGTCTCTGCTACTGGTGATGACCCAGCAGGATCACCCACATGGGGGAGTTACACCCCCGCTAATGGTGCTTTTGTCACAGGCCGTGCCTTTAGGTTTAAAGCTGTGCTTACTAGCACCAACACCAACTTCACGCCAGCCGTGTCTGCACTTAGTGTAACGGTTGAATATTAAGAAAGGGCGAATAGTATGAGCCAACACGACCTAGATATTGCTAATCAGACTGCATCAGCAGCTAGGGCAGACATTAACCTTGCACTAAAAGCTCTCGGCAGTGTTAACAGCGGCGCAACTGCACCCGCCACCACCTTCGCTAACATGCTTTGGTACGACACAACAAACAACGCCCTTAAAATGCGAGCGGAAGCTGATGATGCTTGGATTAGTGTAGGTTATTTAGACCAAAGTGCTGACGCATTCCGAATCTTTGATGACACACAAGTGGTAAGCTCTGGTGGAAGTCAGACTGGTATTATTGGGGATCAATCTACAGCTACTTGGCAAACTGGTACTAGCACTACAGAAAGTCTTGTGTCACCAGCTAAGATCAGGGCTGCTATTTTAGCCACTCCCTCTGGGGTACAAAAGTATATTGGTACTCCTCTAAGTAGTTGGGCAGTAGACGCAAACTACACCTTTAACCATAACTTGGGTTCTACCCCATCTAATGTTACAATTTGTTTTACGGCAAAAACCAACAACAACGGATTTTCAACTGGTGATGTCATTATGCCGGGATCAGGGTTTCGTTTTGATAATTCGGGCGTATTCATAAACAAGGTGACTACAAGCTCTGTTGAGTTAAGAGTTGATACCAATGGAATAAGGTGGAATAACCCAAGCACGGGTGCTTTCTTTTCAATTACAAATAGTACAGACTGGAGTCTTTCCTGTAATGTAACTGGATAACTTTATCATAGTAACAGGATTCCCTAATACAATAACATGGCCCACTAAACCATCTTAAGGAGCAACCAATGGGATTTAAACTAGGACTACGAAGTAAACAGAACTTGTCTGGGGTACATCCTGACATGGTTGCTGTTGTAAAAAGAGCATTAGAGATTAGTGAAAAGGACTTTAGTATAACTGAGGGTGTTCGTAACATTGAACGTCAACGTATGCTTAAGAGGACAGGTAAGTCAACTACACTCAAGTCTCGTCACCTGACAGGTCATGCAGTTGATGTTGTCCCTTATCCTGTGTCGTGGGAGTGGGACGAGTTCTACCCTATTGGTGATGCTATGAAGGCTGCTGCAAAGGAACTGGACATTAAGATTGTATGGGGTGGTGATTGGAAGAAGTTCCCAGATGGGCCACACTTCCAGTTAGATTGGAAAGCCTACCCCTGTGACTAGGGGGGAGGAAGACTGCTTTGTAGTGGGTAAAAATATATCGGCAACTCTACTGTTTGCCTTGGTTCTTCAAGCAGCAATGATAGTTTGGAGCATCTCTCAAATGAGGGCAGACGTAGATGCTAACTACGCCTCTATAATTAGAATAAGTGGTGATGTAAAAGCTGTTGAAGCATCATCTAATATGCAAGCCGTGCAACTAGGTAAGATCGAAGAAAACATAAAGGGAATTAAAGAGTCCCTTGAAAGGATGCTTGAGGTCATGGAGAAAGACTAATGCTAGACCCCATAACGGCTATATCAGCCTGTACTGCTGCNTTTACAATGACTAAGAAATTAGTACAACATGGCAGAGAGATAGAAGACGTTATGGGGCAGCTAGGGGAGTGGTTTGGAGCCGCCTCTGATCTTCATAAAGCTGAACAACAAAGAAAGAACCCCTCTACTGTACAGAAGCTAACATCTGGCGATAGTATAGAAAAAGAAGCCTTCGATATAATAGTACATAAGAAGAAACTAGCGGCTCAACAGAAAGAGTTAATGTTTTTATTGAACATGCGATTTGGCCCTAATACTTGGGACGAGATGATTAAGC